TGAACCGCTCACCACTTGATGTGGCGTTAAACTACGGCGGTGGCTACGACTTCGGTGTCAGACAAGACATCCCAGCTGACGTAGCTAGAGACATGGGCAAGGCCTACCAGTACACAGACTACTTCTTCTCACCGTTCACTGGCCCTAAGAGCGACGCCGTCGGTGACTACTACGAGAACATGGCCGGCGTTGAGGCTGGTATTAAAGAGCGCGGCAGACGCGCCACCGAGGCCGAGATACAAAGACGATCAGCCGAGTACGGCAAACGCTCGTCCAAGATGCTACCGCAGTACGAGGAGCCGGAATACGCAGAGGGCGGCGAGGTTGAGACGGATGATTTTGACTACGACGAGATGTACGAGTTTAAAAAAGATGAGCCAGCATTTGCAGAAGGCGGCGAGGTAGACTATGATGCTATGTACGAGTTTAGATAACGGAGCAGTAAATGGCTAAAGACATGATGGACGATGAAGAAGAGCTTCAGGGCGAGACGGTTGAGTTAGATGAAGAGGAGTCAGACATCCGCGACACCGACGACGGCGGAGCGATGGTTGCGCTTGAGAACGAAGAGGATCATCAAACCCAGAGTGAGCACTTTGCCAACATCGTTGACGACATCGACCCCAAGGTCCTTAACACAATCGTCGAAGACTTGATAGCCAAGATTGGCCGTGACAAGGACGCACGTAAGAAAAGGGATGAGCAATATGAAGAGGGCATTCGTCGTACTGGTCTTGGTGATGACGCTCCAGGTGGTGCGCAATTTACTGGAGCCAACAAGGTTGTTCACCCACTAATGACAGAGGCCTGCGTTGACTTCTCAGCGCGAGCCATGAAGGAGCTGTTCCCATCGAACGGCCCAGTACGCAGCAAGATCATAGGTAAGCAAGAGAAGGCCAAGATAGAGAAGGCTGACCGCAAGGCCAAGTACTTAAACTGGCAGCTTACAGAGCAGATGCCTGAGTTCCGTACGGAGCTTGAGCAGTTGACCACGCAGTTGCCACTAGGTGGCGTCCAGTACATGAAGCTGTTCTGGAACAAGGACCTTAACCGCATTGAGTCTGTGTTCATACCGGTGGACGACATCTACCTACCGTTCGCAGCGTCTAACTTCTACACCGCCGAGCGCAAGACGCACGTGCAGTACATCACCAAGTTTGAGTACGACAAGCGTGTACGCTCAGGCATGTACCGCGAGGTTGACCTTGGCATGCCAGACGACCTTGACTTCTCTAAGGCCACCAAGGCTAACGATAAGATCGAAGGCCGCGAGGACGACTCCTACAACGAGGACGGACTACGCACGGTGTTTGAGATTACCACGGCGGCCGACCTTGAGGGTGACGAGTTCTTACCGTACGTGATTACAGTCGACAAGGCCACGCGTAAGTGCTTGGCCGTGTACCGTAACTGGGATCCACGTGACGAGGGCTACAAGAACCCACTAGAGTCTATCGTTGAGTTCCCGTTCGTACCCTGGCGCGGTGCCTACCCTATCGGCTTGACACACATGATTGGCGGCCTATCAGGCGCAGCGACCGGTGCGTTGCGCGCGTTGCTTGACTCTGCGCACATATCTAACATTCCAACATTACTTAAGTTAAAAGGTGGCCCCAACGGCCAGAACGTTAACCCACAACCGACAGAGGTTATCGAGCTAGAGGGCGGCATTAACGTCGACGACGTGCGTAAAATCGCTATGCCTATGCCGTTTAACCCACCAAGCCCTGTGTTGATGCAGTTGCTAGGCTTCTTGGTCGACGCAGGTAAGGGTGTGGTGCAAACTTCGTTCGAGAAACTGTCCGATCAGAACCCAAACATGCCAGTTGGCACGACGTTGGCGTTGATTGAGCAAGGGATGGTGGTGTTTTCATCCATTCACTCACGCCTACACAACTCAATGGCGCACGTCTTGAAGGTAATGCACCGTCTAAACTCTGCTTATTTGACAGACGAGATGGTGATTGACGAGTTGGGCGAGAAAATGGTCGATCCGTCAGACTTTGACGGCCCGATGGACGTTATTCCTGTCTCAGACCCCAATATTTTCAGTGAAACACAGCGTTTTGCGCAGGTTCAGGCTGTACAACAGCGCGCAATGGCTCTACCACAACTATACGATGTGCGCAAGGTCGAAGAATTATTCTTAAAACAGCTTAAAATACCAGAGGGCACAGAGTTATTGGTACCAAAACCTGAGCCTAAGGACATCGACCCCATTCAAGAGAACTTTGCGGCCTCAGTTGGCAAGCCAATTGGTGCGTTGCCTGATCAAGAGCACATCGCTCACATGCGTGTACACTTGGCGTTCTTACAGTCACCAATGTTTGGTCAAAACCCAATCATTGCGCCTATGTTTGTGCCGGCCATCGTGGCTCACATCAAGGATCACTTGTTAATGCACTACATGAAGATAAGCAGAAAAGGCTTAGAGGCAGCAAGCGACAGTGGTATGTTAGGCGAAGACGACGCGATGATAGAGGCGCAAGCAGCCGTTGAGATTCAACAAGCTATTGAGCAAGCGATACCGCCTGAGTTCTTGCAAATCGTAAGCGCTGCTTACGAGCAAGCACAACAAATGCAACCACCACAACCACAAGATCCTACACAGGTTTCAGCAGAGGTTCAAAAACAAGCCATCGCTCAACGTGCCCAGTCTGATCAAATGAAGATACAAGCACAAGCACAGCGTGATCAATCTCAAGCACAGACTCAAGCTCAACGTGATCAAGTTCAAGCTAACTTGCAACTTCGTCAGGACGAGCTTGACATGCAGACTGAGTTGCTAAGACAAGATCGTGAAGACGCACGCAAACAAGCTGATCTAACCGTGCGCTTGCAAATGAACCAAGAAGACAACGCTACAGCCAAGGACCTCGCTGCTGCTGAGATATTGAGCGGCAATAAAGTAGACGTATCGACTGGCACGGGTATTAACCCAAACCCTAACTTTTAAGGAGAACCAAAATGGCAACAACAGATAAATGCAAAGACTCACAAGGCGTATCACAGCACCAACGCATGGCGATGGGCGCTAAGTTAGACGGTAAGTCATTACCAGGCACGCCAGTTAAAACACAATCAATTCCAAAGTAATGATATGGATGACGCGGACTTAAGTCAGGACCGCCAAGAGCGTGAAGATTTAATTAGATCTAAGTACAAGCTTGATCTAACGATACCGACAAGCAATGTCTGTTTAAATTGCTTAGATAGTACAAAGAATGGGGCCCGGTGGTGTAGCGTTGGGTGCAGACAGGACTATGAGAATCGGATAAACAAGAAATGACGATCGATAAGGTTTTAAATTTATTAACGAACGCGCAGCAAGAGTTGGCAGTGGCTGCGCTTCGTTCACCAAATTCACATGATGCGTTTGAATACGGGCGCATGGTGGGGATGTACGCTGGAATTGAGCGTGCTATAGAAGTGATTTTGTCAACAATTAAAGAGGATAACGATGATGTCTGATCAAACGCTGGATGATGCGTTTCCAAGTGCAGACCCTGGAATAACACCTTTTGGGAGTTATGTATTGGTACAAATTAGGGCGCCAAAGCTAAAAACAGCAGGCGGTATTATTTTAAACGCTGAAACTACAGAGACCGAGAAGTGGAACACACAGGTAGGTAAGGTAGTAACAGTGGGGCCATTGGCCTTTAAGAACCGTAACAGCATGGAGTTATGGCCTGAGGGTGCTTGGTGTGAGAAGGGTGACTTTGTTCGAGTCGCTAAGTACGGTGGTGATCGTTGGGAAGTGCGCATTGATAAAGACACGTCCGCAATGTTCGTAATTTTTAAAGACACGGATCTAATCGGTAAGGTAACAGTTGACCCATTAGCCATTCGTGCTTTCTTATAGCTGATAAAGGAGCTAGGCATGGCAAAAGAAAAAGAAGTTGAGGCAATCATCGAAGACGATGAGGACGAACTAAAGGATGCGGAGTATGTAGCCGTTGACAATCCGCTTGACGAAGACGATGAAGAAGAGGAGAGTACCTTAAAATCATCCGAAGAAGAGGGCGATGCTAGTAGTGAAGACGACCGTGAAGCAATTCGTGAGCGCCGTCGACTAGAGAAAAAAGAACGCAAAGAGCGCCGCGATAAGGCCATCGGTCGTGACAAAGTTGAGCTTAACTTTTTACGAAGCCGTAACGATGAGCTAGAGCGTCGTATTGGTGCTGTTGAGACACACACCCAACAAAGTAACTTAAGCCAGTTGGATCAACAAATTCAACAGGCCATAAGTGAGGTTGAAACGTCCGAGAAGATTATCGCTCGTGCGGTTGAGGCTGGTAATGGTGAGGACGTTGCGCAAGCAATGCGTTACCGTGATCAGGCAATACTTAAGGCTCAACAACTCTCACAGTACAAGCAACAACAAACTCAGCAAGCACAAGCGCCACGTCAGCCACAGGTTGATAGTGAGGTCGTGCATTATGCTAAAGAGTTTATGGAAGAGAACAGTTGGTACGACCCTCAAGGTAAGGACGAGGACTCGGCTATTGTGCTTGCCATCGACAATAAACTAGCGCAGGAAGGTTATGACCCCCGCTCAGAAGAATATTGGGATGAGTTGCACGATCGAGTTAAGCGTCGCTTGCCAGAGAAGTTTAAGGCAGCACGCAAGCCAACAGGCGGTCCCGCTGTAGGTTCTGGTCGTGAGCATGCGCCAGTATCGACACGCAAAGAGGTTTACATTAGCCCTGAGCGCAAGGCAGCCTTACAAGAGGCAGGCGTTTGGGATGATCCAGTATTGCGTCAGCGCTACGTTAAAAAGTACGCTGAATACGATCGTGCTAACAAGAGTTAAAAAATAGTAGTTTTCTTTTTATAAAAATTAGAACATAATTCTAATCAATTGCTGAATGGAGCAAGTAATGACAAATACAAATGATGAACGTTTAAAGAAAAGTGTAGGTGATGGTCGTGGGGATCGCGCGATGGAAAATCGTGCTGTCACGGAGAATCGTGAAATCTCGGATGCAGACCGTCTAGATATATTTCGGCAACAGTTCTTTCAATCTTCACTTCCTGATCTACCAAAAATACCTGGATACCACGTATGCTGGTTGACCACTACAAACCCACGAGATACGATCAATATGCGTATGCGGTTGGGTTACGAAGCCATTAAGCCAGAAGACATTCCTGGCTGGGAATCAACATCTGTTAAAACAGGTGAATGGATTGGCTTTATTGGGGTTAACGAAATGCTCGCATTCAAGCTACCACTTTCTCTTTATGAGAAGTACATGCAAGAGGCGCACCACGATGCACCTTTGCGTGAGCTAGAAAAGTTGACGGATACTTCCGAGTTCCTTAAACGCGATGCAGAAACTACCGGCAGTCGTCTATATGAAGGTGATGGTACACAGGACTTGAGGAAAAATGCTGGTCGAGCTCAATTTGACTTGACCTAACTTTATTTTTTTTAAGGAGTAATTAAGATGCCTTCAACAAGCGCACCTTTTGGCTTCCGCCCTTCTTTCCACAACAGTGGTCAGATTCGTCCGAAAGCTTATACAATTGCTAGCACCTACGCCACGAACATTTTTTCAAATGATCCCGTGAAATTAGTAGACGCTGGTACAGTTCAACTTGGTACATCAGATGGTACACGTACAGGTACAGTGTCAGGCGTAACATTGCTTGGTACTTTAGCTGGTGTTGAGTATCGTGATTCAACTGGCAAGCCTTCTATCTCTCCATACTGGATTGGTGGTAGTACTGCTACTGAAATCGATGCTTATGTGTTCGATGATCCAGAAACACTGTTTGAAGCTCAATACACAAATCCAGGTACTGCTGGTACTGATTCAGTTCAAACTTCCGTAGGTGAACAATGTGACTTTACTGGCTTTGCAGCTCCAGGTGGTTCTACCCGTACAGGTCTTTCAACAGCGTCTTTAGCCGCTATCGAAGGTTCAGGTACTGGTCAGTTCCAAATCACTGGCTTCGCTACTAACATTAACCAATCGCTAACAGATGCTTATGTTGTTGCGTATGTTCGTATCAACGAACACGCTTACAAAGCAGCTACAGCGTCAATCTAAGGAGGTCTGACAAATGGCAACCCCAATGAGAAGTACGGACTTTAGGTCCATTGTTGAGCCGATCCTTAACGAAAGTTTTGACGGTATTTACAGCCAACGTGCTGATGAGTGGAAAGGCGTGTTTGATGAGGTTCAAGGTATCAAACGTAACTACCACGAAGAGCCTGTATTGTACGGCTTTGGTGCAGCACCTGAATTACCAGACGGTATGGCAGTTACTTACCAATCTGGTGGTGTGTTATTCGCACAACGCTACTGGTACAAAGTATATGGCCTAGCTTTTGCCTTGACTAAAGTCTTGGTAGAAGATGGTGATCATATCCGTATCGGTCAAACTTATGCGCGTCACTTAGCGCAATCACTTGTG